AATATCAACCGGTGAACTTAGTTTATAGCTGCCTTTTGGAATATATAAACCAGTTACTTTATTGCAACATCTTATAAAGGCATCGCTATCATCCGTCACGCCATCACCTTTCGCACCAAACTGGTTGACATTCACCGTACCATTCTCCACCACCAACTCCGCTACATTCCCATTCGCCAGCGTATGCAACGAGCCACCATCATCAACGTCAGATGCTTGTTTGGTACGGATGATATACGTTCCTGCTCCGCCATCGTTGGGAGCGTAATAGCCAAGAGTGCAGGCTATCATACCTGCGAAGAGTAAGCTGTCGGCTTTCATTTCTGCAACAGATTTATACCAGCTTGCTTTCTTCTTTGCAAGAGTAGGGGCAAGCTTGCTCTCAGACACCGCCCCATCCATAACAGTAGTAACATATTCAGGGTGGGCATTGATATACTTACCAGCTTCACGATAAATGTCTGCATCCATATCAGCCTTATCATACAGTTCTAAACCTGTACCTTTGCTATTGGTTTTAATAAACGCATCAGGTTTTACTCTAAAACTAGGGTCAAACTTTTGATTAGAAGACACACCCTCTTTATCAATATGCACAGTATTCTCACGAGACCAGTCTTTTTCTTCCTCAATAAGATGTAATTGCTGTACTTCAGCAGCAGTCATATCCTTAGCTTTAAGTATGCTGGCATCTGCCCAAGACACGAGACGTTTAGTTGTTGTGCTGCGATAAATTCTTACAACAGCTCCCTTAGCAGGTGGGGCAGAGAACTTTACAGTTCTATCCACAACTTCAAAACCTTCGGTTATATTTTGCTCATCTATGCTCACATAGACAAAGGCAGGGCGTAGATAGTCAAAAGGAATAGCAAACGTAGTCTGTTCTCCTGTGGCAGTGTAGGTCACAGAAGTTAAAAGCTTAATAGCTATATTAATCATCTCCTTTACAAAAATAAAAAGACCACCATCTCTAAAAGAGACAGTGGTCACCAATTCAATTTATTATCTCCTCATCTGAGGAAAATTAGCATAAAATTTTTGTTTGTCTTCATACATTGCTTTTTCAGCATACTCTGTGATTTTTGTAATATCTGAGAAGACACCAGCAGAGTAGCCTAAAGCAGCTAGGGGAGGGTTGTCTTTATCCCATAGGGATTTATGGAAAAACAATACATTTCCAAGGAACTCATGGATTTTAATATCAAACCCAGCCACTATAAACTCATCACCTGATATATGATAACAGTTATAAATAGGGGAGATAAAGGTTTCCTTAAGCTTAGCTGCAAAGTCCTTTATCAGCTTATCCCCTGCACTGTGTCCAAAGTGGTCATTGGTATATTTCAGACCATTGATGTCTGCAAAAAGGATACCAACGAAACCAAAGTGATTAGTGGTACTGTCACGCTCAAAGGCTTGCTTATTGTACAGTCCGGTGAGAGCATCACGCATAGCACCTTGCTCATAAATACGAGTTATGTCCGCTAAAAGTTGGGCATAGCTATTTTTAAACTGTTGCTGTATTTCACGTTGAATATCAGCACTTAATTCCATGGGACAGAACTCCTTTCATTGTCCATGCAAAGAAACAATGGATAGGTATGAAGTTAGTAGCTGTACATTGGAATCACCTCGGGGAGAAGGTAGTTAAAGTAAATCCCTTGCATAAAGGAAAGCAAACCACAGAAAGAAGCAGTAGAAGGGAATACCTTCTGTATATAGCCTTTCTTTGAGGTGATAAATGCTTAAACCTAAAGATGCAAGCAGAATATATAAAGATAAGAAGAAATAGCCTGCTTCACTATGCGGTGTACAATAATAAAGCAAAAACATACCATATGTGAAATTTTTAATGTACTTCATTTGTAGCTCCTTATTTGCAGATAGCCGTCAAAATAGCTGAAATAAAAACAAGTGTGAGAACACCTGCTACCCCTATAAAAGGGATGGCTCTTAAACTTTTAGCACGCCAATCAATGATGCCTGTTATCCAACTAGATATAATAAGTAATATCATAGTCCATACCATGCTATTAGTTGCTACTTTGCCTACTATACTCCTTAGTACCAAATGCCCTATGAGTATGCAAAATAAGATAGTACTTATCATTTCACATTTTCGCACCATAAATCACCTCTTATCAGATATAATATATTCATTGCTTTCATGCTCTAACTGTGTAGCAGTCTTGTTTAGTTCTTCTAATGTGATAGGCTCACTTTTCTTAGACATATCAGCTTGTTGCGAAAAAGAAGAAAATGTGTCTATATGGTCTTGATACCACCCATAGAGCATGATTGCAGCAGGTACTACTACAATGAAAATAAAAATAGGTGTTAAGATTAAGATACCTTTCATATCCTTTTTGTACCATTGTTGATAAGTACCATAAGCAAAGCATAGCACAAAAGTAGCAACTAAAAAGAACCCACAGATTTTATATACTGTATCTACTAATATAAAAAGTATAGAAGATAAGTGAGATGCAATAGGGGTGCATACTATCAGGTATAGCGTAAAAATAATAAGAAGACATTGAGGCAATGTCAATTCTTTCAAAAATTGCATTTGCAACCCTCCTTGCATCTATTATACTACATTATTCAGGTGATTGTATATATTTGTAATTAAGATATTTCTTATTGGCAGTTCTGAAAATACTATTTTGTTTCTTATTCAGCTCATCAAGTTTAGCACGCTTAGTGTCTGCATCCATAGTTTTGTCTGCATACAGCTCCCTGATAGCCTTAGAAACTTTCATAGCATCTGCCCTAGCTTTACGCATACCTTTAAGTTCTTTGTCCACCTTAGGCTTCCTACCCTCAAAAGAGGCATCTGCATATTGTGTCTCCAGCTTATCAAGACCACCAAAGAATACATCCTTACTGCGAGAAGTACCTGTACCCTCAGTATAAGTAAAGCGAGTATATTCAGTCCATTTCTTGCTGGGGGTAATATTATCCCTAGCCACCATATCCACAACATTCATAAAAGTATAACCCATAGAACCTGTGAGACCATAGATTGTATTGTCTATCTTAATAGGTGACAGATTAGTTGCCTGCCCAATACCACGTGCTACCATAGAGGTGTACTGGTTATATTGGTTCTTAGGACTGAGCTTTTCAAGACGCTGGTCAACAAGAGGACGATTACGATACATAGAGTGATTTGTCTGCCATTCATAGAATTTCTCTATGATAGGAGGAGCACCGGAAGGAGCAAGGTCTTTGATAAGCTTATAGACAACATCAGCAATAACCTGCTTATCTTCACCCTCAGCCATAACATCTAACAGTCGCTCAGGTATAGAACCAGCTAGTTGCCCGATAAAGGCAGGTTTAGGGTAATCATAGATGGTATCACCTATCTTGATGTACCATGCTTTATTCTTCATCTCCATAGGCATATCCTTATACCAATCTTCGTCTTTATTCCAATACCACAATAACAGGGTGGGAAACAGTACATGTTCTGCCATAGCAAGCCCAACACTGAGAGGATTTTTAGAAAGCTCTCTAGCTGTCTTTAAAGTACCTTGAAAAGTTGCATTTAAAAAAGGCGTATGCCTGTTAAGAATTTTAACAGTAGTACCACTCTTCGCAAAATTAAGGGTACTGTCAGAAGCAACCATAGCAGCTTCAATCATAGAAGCACCACGTCCTTTAGCACGTCGATAAAGAGCCATACGTGGTAACTGTTCCATAGCTTCACCATATGCTATATTCCAATTCCATAATACTTTGATAGGATATAAGATTTTATCAAGGACAGAATCACTAATGTTAGGGTCTACAGTTTTCCTAAAGTCTTTATTGATTTCAGCAATAGAGCCTAAGCGTGTGGACATAGTAACACCATTAGACCTAAATTCTCTTTTGTATTGTCTAAGCAGAGCACGTTCTCTGTTGTTGCGAATGATAAGTTTACCAAAAGCATTGTCACTATTGAGCATCTGCAATCCCTGCCAAAAGATTTTCATAGGAGCAACAAGGGGAATGTGAGAAGCACTACGCCCATCAGCGTTCATAATAGTTGCTTCAAGAATATCTTTGCAGAGGTTAGCAGTAGCGAACATAGGTGTGCTAGTAGAGCCAATACGTAAAGCTGTTGCTGCGCCATGAGAGATTTTCTCAATAATGTCAAGTTTAGAAGCACTCATATTGCCATCTTCGGAAGTCATAGCTTCATAGAGACCTTTCATCATACATTGGTAGTATTTAGGGTGTCCCTCTTCATATACAGTAATAATTTGTGAAACGTGCTTGTATTTACCATCTTTTACAGGCATCATAAGAAAATGCCCCTTTTCACCTTTAGCTAAATTAGCAAGAGCAAGACCAACACGGTTGCGCTCTACTTTAGTGACAATACTCTGCATATTCTTAACAGCTTGGACAAGAGGGTCTTTAATAATACGTTCAGACCCCTCAACAGTCATAGCTTTGTGGGATGCCAAGAAGTCACTTGTACCCTCAATCTCGAATGAGCGTGTCATAGGAATGTACTCAGGGTATTCTTTTAAGAACTTATTAGCAACTTCTCTAGGAAGAATCTGCCCTGCGACAGCAATGCGCAGCACATTTTCATTCCATTGTTTCCACAGGTCAGAAGCAAGTTTCATTTCAGGAAGTTCTTCTGCTTTAGCAATGATTTTCTTACATTCAGCATAAGTGTGTGTTGTCTTGCGCCCAGTTGTCATGACTTCCAGCTCATGCTTTGCGACCTGATAAGTATTCCAAGCATCATAAAAATCTCTGTACTCCGTTTCTTTAAGCCACTTTTGAAGTTCAGCACCACGCTTACCTTGTGCATCCAAAGGTTTCAAGATGTCAGTAGCAACAACATTATTGAGAGCAACATTGAATTTTGTCTGCATCATCTTAATGGCAGCTCTAGTACCTAGATTATTACCATTCAGAAGACAACCAACAGTATCATTACCTGCTTGCTTTGCATACTGTGCTAAGACAGCAGGGTCATTCTCCATAGCTATCTTTACACCTTGGTTATCCTCATAAGCTCTTATGCTTTCGTCAAGGTCAGCATACTCCCAAGCAAAATGCTTTTTAGTAGCAGTCCAAGTACCAATGAGTTTATCAATTCTTTTGCCAAGCTCTTTGTCTGCCCAATGAAACATACCAGCAGCTTTGCTAAAATCAGATTGTGACCCCCATCGGCGCACCTGTTGCCCTAAAAGGTTCATCTGTGCCTGATAGAATCTATCACTTGTAATAGCCTTTTCAAATTCAGCATAGGCGAGAGGGAAGTGCTTCTTAGCCATCTCAGGGTTGACGCAGTATTCATTCATAAATGCAGCACGTCCTTCTTCTACATAGGTAGCATAGTTTTCCGGAGCATATCTATTACCATACTCACCATGTTGCCATATGGAAGTAGCACCATCATAAAGTTCTTTTTGAACTGCTGTATCTTTACCCCAACCAAATTTATCAGACAAACCATGACCGATTTCATGGCAGATTACAGACCATGCACGGAAGCCACGGATACGAATACCTTTACCTTGTGGCATAAAATAGCCTAAGGTTCTATCACTAGCAGCTAAATCCAACCTACCGGGACGAATAGGGAACATAGCTTTGGCTGTTTCCCATATATCCTCTGCGCTTACAGGAGTAGGATAAAGGTTATCTTTACTATATTCCAGCTTATCACCAAATGCACCCTGCATAATTTCAGGTGTCTGCCTAGCTTCGATGTGGTCTGTAGCTAACTGATTAGCAATAGCATCCTGTTGCATTTGTTGTTCGGGCATCTGTTCAGGATACGCTTTTTCAGCGGTTGTCTTGGGTTCACGTTTCGTAACCTGAGCAGGTGTAACCATCTCCTCATAGTCAGTATCAACATCCCATACATTCTCACGATGCTGCTTACGATGCTTACGTTTCCTTTTGTTTTTCTCTTTAGTAGGAGAGCCTAACTTTTTGTTTGTCTCCTCAACTTTAGTCTTATCAGCCACAGGCTCAGTAGCAGGGTTTGTCTTTTCAGACATAATCTCTGCATCCGTGATAGGGGTTGTCTTAGCAGACCAATCTGCTTTGACAAGCTTTTTAGTACCGATAGCTGCATCTGTCAGAAATTGGCTGACAGCAAAACGAGCTGGATGTTCTTCTGCATACTTACGTACATTCTCATCCATAGCAAGAACTGTACCTGCTGCGATACCACTACCAACAAAGGGGGTAGTCATAACCTTAGAGACCTTAGGGGCAGCCTTAGATAAAAGACCACCCACGCCATGCGTCACAGAAGCTGCCACAGTACCTGCCAGCATAGGGAGCAGGGATGCTTTGGCTTGGTCAGACATCTCAGGGGCATTTTCAATTTCCTGTGCCTTCTGCATCTCATGTACCATAATAGGTACTTGAACAGCCAAAGGAATCCAAGGACTAGCAGCACCTGCCACATCACCTATGAGAGTAAGGGGGTCTTTAGTAGCAGTGTAACGAGCATCATCCACAGCATCCTGCAAGGCTTGGGCAGCCTTTTCTTGGGCAGGGGTTATCTCAGTGGTAGGTAAAGAAATATCATCAACATCATCAACATCATCAAAAGCATCAATAGCACCTGCTTTATAGGCTTCACCAGCAGCCACAGCAAGCTTCTGACCCGATTTATTTATGTCTGCAATCCATTCGGTAACCGCTTCGCCAAAATCATCAAAAGGATTATAGCCTTGGTGCTGTACCTTTTGGAGCTGTTCTTGTCCTTTGGCTTGTAAATCGCCATATGATTCATCACCAAGTTTATTTAAATCATCAATAATGCTCATTATGAACCAAAGACCTCCTCCTCAATATCATTCACATCAAGACCATTACGTATAGCAAACTTATCAATAGCATCACGGATTTGGTCTTCATCTAAAGGTATGCCAGCAGAATTTTTAGGGTTACTATTTGCCCATATCTTCATCTCAGCAATATCCTTGTCTTTTTGGGAAAACACAGGCACGTCATCATCAGGTCTCTTTCCATAACTAGTCTGTGTTGTCTCCGGCTCACTAGGGATATACCCACGTTTTCTTTTAAACTCTAACAAGTCATTAAGTCTTGCTGTGGCTCTATTGGCTCTCTTTTGCAAAGCCTGATATTCTTTAGACTTTCCATCAACATTAGGGTCTTGATAAGCTTTATACCATTCAGCGTATGTCTGAGTATCTTTAATATATTGATAACCATTTTCATATGCCCAAAAATGTTTAGCTTCTGCATCATTACCATAGCCTTTAGCTGACTGTTGTGCTTGGCGTGTGATAGTACGAATCATAGTAGCCTTAGTTGTCTCCGGTAAATTAGAGTTATTGATAATCTGCATCTGCTCACTTGGGTCAGTGGTTTGTAAAAGAGCCATATTGATTCTGTCTCTTTCATCTGCATCTCGTTGAGCCTTAACACGTTGAGCCTGTGCCTGTTTAGCATATATAGCCTGACGTATCTTATTGACACGCTGGGGATTATAGGCAGCAGCAGATTGCTCTTTAGGATTAGCAGCTTTCATACCACCATGGTAATCCGCAAGATGCAGATGTCTGCCTGTGCCAGCATCATGGAATAAGACCTCACCAAAATACTGCTTAAAATAAGACAATGCTTTATTAGCCTGTGCTTCATCCACATTGTCACCTAAGTAAATATCCACAGCATTACCTTTAGTATGTTCTGAGTTTGGTACACCACCTACAGATGCATTATGCTCTGCTGTGCGGTAACCACTAGTAATCTGTGCATCCTTAAAGCCTAACTGATAAATAGCACCCCCAACCATAGGTAATACACTTTTCATAGTAGGTGACAGGTCTGTTAAGTCGGGGTTGTCTCCCTGCGAGATAGGCAGGTTAGCTTCAGGAATACCATCAGCATTTGTAGTTTCCGCAGGTAACTTAGACAACAATGCTTCCGCTTTTGAAAGGTCAATAGTACCATCAGGACGTGTACACTTAGACACAATATCATCGGTAACCCTTAAATTAAAGTTATCTGCAATCTTTGTATAGGAAGGGTAGAGGTTTACCATCTGCTTTAAAGACAAACCATCTTCGTACTGATAGTCACCTAAGGCATCCAATCTTGCCGTATCAAAATCTTGGTCAGCAATCATCTGAGCAAGAGGGGCAACAGCTTTAATAAACCCATCTCTATCCCTAGTACCTAACTGAATCTTGCGTAATGCTTCGCCACCACGAGTGAGAAAATCTTCACCCTTAGCTCCACTATACACAAGGTCTTGAAGCTCACTAGAACCCAGCATGACCATCTTCTGACGCTTATCATCATTGATTCTCTTGTCAGCTTCATTAGCTATTTTTATTGTGTCTTGGACAGCACCTTCATAATAGCCTTGGTCAAATGCTACTTTATTAGAGATACCTTCATCACTGAAGTTAGCTCTATTTTCCTGTAGATACTTATTGAAAAGACTAACAGCTTCGGAAACACTCTTAGGCTTTTCAGAAGCAGGGTCATTCATCCATTGCTCTTTGGCATATTGGCTCGCCATCTTACCAATGCCTTTTTCAAGAACAGCCATAGCATAGCGGTTATCTGTCAAGTCAAATTCATCACTAGAGTTCTGCAAAGCTGCCATGCGGTCAAATTTCTTCAGGTCTTCTTGTGTCTTACCTGCAAGGAGTTTGTCTGCATTGACCAATACTGCTTGGTCTTGGGTACGCTTTTCATCAGCTATGCGCTCCTCCATGATATTCTTACCAAGGAGACCTAAAGATGATGCTAAGCGTTGTGCATCTAAATCTGTACGTTGTGAGATACCTGCAGATGCACTGAATTTATTTAAGGACAGCGCATAGGGCATCTCCGGTTGTTTTGCAAATTGCCGTTGAGTACCTACCGCTGCCTGTACTTCTTTACTCAATCTTCTTACCTCCTGTAAATACCATTGCCAATACCTAGCTTCTCATGGACACTACGTGGAGCGTTGCCTACCCATGTCTTAGTAGCAGTCTTGGCTGTCTTTCCAATGCCACCTGTAATCTTCTGCTGATTAAGAATATTCTGTGCTTGTGTATAATTATTCAAGCCTGTGGCAGCAGAAGACAACAAGTTAGTGAATCTGCTGGGCATCTTAGGTGCAGAAGCATTAAGGTTCTCTAAAAATTCGTGAGTAGATTTTACCTGTCGCTCACGATTAAGGTCAACCTCATTAGATTTACGTTGATAGTTATCTTGGATAGAGGATACTGCACGAGCGGTATCACCTTCGGCAGCACGTACAATGAGGTTAGCTGTACGTCCGCTCATGGTCTCATTCACAGCAGCCTTTACACCACTATTAAGTTGCATAGAGTTTAACCTAGTGTTGCTAATCTCTACAACAGCTTGGTCAAAAGCATCTGTGCGTTGCTGTTCTAAGTCCATGATATTCCAATTCATCTCAGTAATAGCTGCCTTAGCCTGTGCGTTCATAGTAGCCTGTGCTGCCTTAGCTTGCGCACGTTGTCCCATGTAGTCACCTGCTACTTGCAAGCCTGTACTGATACCAGCAGCCACCATAGGACTGCACATAAGACATCACTCCTTTATTGGGTATAATGTAAATTTCTGAAATAGTTCTCCATTGATTCTTGTGTAGTTGCCAAATTCAGCTCCCAACCATTTAAGCCATTGTACATGTCGCTTATTCCTAAGCCACACATAATTATAAACATGATGTGTTACCCATTGTTTAAAGAAAGGCTTACAGAAACGTAGGAACTTAATAGGGTGTATATCTACCTCATTAGTACAGACAACCCATATTAAGTAAGCATCAATAGCACCAATGGCATAAACCCTTTGTGTCTCATCATCATAAAGACACAGAGCAGTGCTTAACTCCTCAACCTCAGTGAAATCAAAGGGGGTATTTGAAGCATAGAACCATTCCATTTTGTCTTCATCACGCATATTTTCTCTGAAGTTACAGAGCTGTTCAATGGTTAATTTAGATACTTTTAAAATAGTCTTGTCCTCCTTTGGTAGTTGCCAATCCAACCAGCACCTACAAGAGATACAGGGAGTGGGGTGTCTGTTTCCAAACAAATGTTTACATTCTCGTTTTTGGCTTGGATAGGGAACTTAAAAGAGCCTGTGGTAAAAGGCATTGCACCTAAGATATTAAAACGAGTACCTAAGAGCCTAGAGGTATACTCATAGACATAGGCTTGTTTGTCTTTAATATCTACAGTTACTTTGAAGTATCCGCTGTCAGCATAGTTAAACCACATCTGACGCAGTTGCAATCTGCCCTCAATAAGAGCCTGAGTGCTTCCATTATCAGACTGCTTAACCATAATAGTTGACATAACAATCTTAAAATTATAATTGATACCCACAGTCAATACTTGGTTAGAATAGTCACCAATAAAGACTAGCTTTCCCTCTTTAGACTTAGTGTATGTACCATCGGGAGCAACAGCACTATATTGTTTATCCTGCTCATATATATCACCGAAAATATCACTTATATTCACAGTAGTTTCATCCTTCAGAGAATCATAGCACTCAGCAGGAATCTGATAGGAGTGTTTGCAATCCAATAAGATACGATAGGCTTCGCCATCAAAGTCAGTAGTATTAATGGTAAAAGAGATTTTCTCCAAACAGTAATAGCCATTACGCTCGACTATCAGATAGAGATAGTTATCAATAAATTGCCCTCCATAGACAACACCTTGCATATCCCACTTAGACCATGCAGCCTGTACACGTTGGCTGTCAATGAAAAGGTACTTATAGACATATATTAATGTCTCAGCACCCTCGGTGAGATAAAGCATCACATTCTCAACAGTAGAGGGAATGATTTTATACACACCATTAGGAATATAGTTAGGAACATGGGATGTTATGTCTTGAACATCCTTAGCATCTGTGTTGTCTGCTGCGGTGAAGAACTCACGCACAGTGGTATACTTAGCTCTTTCAGCTACAAAGTAAACATTGCGTCCTGCGTTAACAGGCTTAGCTTTAAGACTAGCTTCATAGTGGGTAACTGCCGGGGACAGATTAGCACTTGTAGGTGTCAAGATACCATCAGCAGAGAGCATGAATTGTGCTTCTTGACTGAACAAAATAAGGTCAGTATCAAACGTGACAGCATTATACAGTGTGCTAATGGTATTATCAGAGACCGCTAAGTCGATAGGGTCTGTGTCCTGCACTTTGGTTGCACTTGTCATCCAAAAGTTAAAGAAGTCAGCAGAGCGAGTAAGAATGACATTCTCACCACTAAGAAAGCCTAAGCGGTTACGATGATAGAAGACATCATTTATTGTCCCACCTATGAATGATGGTTCGGGGTTACTATCTTCATCACCTACATCACGCACAGCCCAATCAGCACATTTGAAAGTAAAAGTCCCATCGGCTTCACGTACTAATACGTGGGGCATAGTGGTGTTATCAATATGATTCTTCATTGAGGGTCTTGCACATTCACGCCATACTTGGTCTTCTGCTACATAAGAGACATAATAATCATCTGTATTGCTACCTTTTTCACCATTAATTTTTACAGTAAAGCCATTAGGAGCGGTAGCAGGTAGAACAGCAAACTTCTGTACAGAGTTGAGGATACCAAAAGCAGCCTGATTATTATAGCCATCATAGACAACCGCTGAGGTAATTTTGGTAGAACCATGAGTGATATATACCCATGAAGAACCAGCAGTGGCATTATAACCACTACTTCTAGCACTAGCAGCTAATTGCTCAGCAATATAGTCAGTAGTGATAAGCTTAGTATGACTTTTGTCTGAACCATCAGGAGTTTCATGACTGGCTATGGTAGAACCATTGGCTACTACACGATAGGTACGCCCATATTGTCCACTTTTTACATTAACTAGCAGTCCTTGCTTATCCCATACTCTTGAATCAATAGAATTTGTCATTCTTGCTACTACGTTTGTATTACAAATAAAAGTATAGTCAGCAATAGTGATAGCTTTAATTTGATGACGTGGAGCTTGTAATGTGATATAAGTTTTAGTGCCACTAGCAAAGTTCACAGTCTTTCTGTTACCTTGCATATCATAGACCTCAATATCACTACCTGTGAACAAGACAATATACTTCTCATTCACATCTCTGTCAATAAAATGTACCAAAGGTTTAGATGAATCATTTATTTTACGTCCTAAGTTAGCTACTAGAATACTAGGGGGTCTCTTCTGTAAGCCACCTGCTTCACTAGAATAACCATTCAACTGTTCTTCTAATTGCTCAGGGTGTCTGAGGATAGGGGGTTGCTGAGACACACCGCTAACAAGGTTCTTTATGTCTTGATTAATCAATCCCATAATCTCACCTCAATCTCAGCTTATGAACATAGGTATGTTCCAGCATTGAGTAGTTGTTATTGTCTACCTCAAACTCCATCAGATGCTGCCATGCTTCAGCAATCTCTTGCTGTGTAATCTTGGTCAGGCTATCATCACCAAAGTAAGAGCTTTGAAAGACAAAACACGCCTTAGCTAAGATATAGTTTCTCATCTGCTCCGGTAAATTTTCAAAGTCAAGATAAAGCACCATCTCTACATCAAGAGGGTGCTCAAAGATTAGAGTGTCTTTGAACAGGTCTTTTACATAGTCACCCTGTCGAACGAGCTTGACACCATGGTTATCCTTAAGATACAAGTAGTTACTGTTCCATGGTATCTTCTTTGTGTCTACATCAGGGTTAAGGGTGAAGTGGGGTGTTTTGTTAAAAGTCCATCCTCGGGACTGCTCTTGTCTGCTGATATTCCGCAGGATACGAAGGGCATTGATAGCATCCACATCTGTCAGTTCTTCAAGACTGTTAATAGGAGCTTCACCAATAGTACCAATGATACTATTGACTGCATCAAGTTCAGTTAATGCTGTTAGTTGCATTGGTATCTCCTTTCATTTTTAGAAAAAATAGGGGACAGCATACGCCATCCCCTAGGGTTAGTAGTTTAAAATTAAGCCTGAGTTACAACACCCATAAAGGCAGCTTCAGGACGCAGACCACCAAAACCTTTTGCATATTTAGCAATAATTTGGTCAGCCTGATATTCAGGACGGCGAGCATGTTCCATGCCAAGACCTTTGAGGGTCAGGATACCCGCAGAAGACGGATGTGCCACAATGAATTGGCAGGTGTCTTTGTAGGTAGTAGGGAACACATGCCCATCACCCTGCATAACATTCTCATTATCTACGCCACCCTCAGTCAGCAGGGGAGCTTCAATCAAATCAAAACCAATCAGTTTCGGAGGGTTGTTGCCCTCAATGGTCATAGAAGCACCATACAGTTTGTTGATGATGTCTTTGTTGGCAATGAGTGCGTTGAGTGCCATCGGTTTAATGTAGCAGTTGCGACCTGCCAGCGGAACATTATTCTCAGACATTTTGGTCTTGATTTTCAGCAGTTCCTTAAAGATAGCTACACCCATAGCTTCGGTTTCGCCATAGTCAGCGGTTGCCACAGTCTCGGTAACAATCAGACCCTTGCCAGTGCCTTTGACACCAGTAGTAGCATTGGTAGGCAGGTTCTCTTTGTCTTCTACAATCATCTTAGCTACTTCAGCCAAGATAGCACAGTCCTGAGCAACAGCCAATGCTTCACCCATTTCCTTGGAATACTTAGAACGCAGCTCAAAGTGGTTCATAGCTTCATCCAAATCAAAAATCATGCAGTCAGAGGTCAGCAGACCATCCAGCACAATAGTACGCTCATTGTGTTCAATGGGGGTACGCAGGTCATCCAAGTTCTTACCTGCTTTCAGGTATTTAGCTTTTGCTCGACCTACAATCGGGAAGATAGCAGATTTACCATGTTCAATAGTGCGCTCAGAGAAGCGACCACCGGTAATAGTGGATTGAGAGAAAGCGGTGAGAACTTCACCGGTAAACATTTTCAGAAATAAACCTAAGCGGTCTTTACCTTTATCAGATTGTGCAAGACCGGGGTTGGCAATAATCATATCAGCCATTAAATCACTCCTTTAATAATTTTGAATAAAAAAAAATAACCCTCCGCTTATGGGAGGGGGATTGACGTTTGTGTCTTAACCAAAGAATTTAGAAGCAGCGACTTTGCGTTCTACTTCCTGCATATAGTTAGGGTCTTTACCATAGCGAGGGTCACTCATAGCCTTAATCATCTCATTAGCATCAGTATAGCCTTTAGATTTACCCACGTTACCACTACCACCTAAAGTAGGGTTAGCAGTACCATGCTGCGCTACCATCTGTGCCTTTACACCTGCAATGTAAGCAGACACAACAGACAAATCATCTTTGTTTACAATAGCATTGAAGGCATTGACAGCACCTTTACCTTGGGACTGTACGAATTTTTGGATACGTTTGTACTCGTTGATACCGCCAGCATCCTCAATAATCTTATTAGCAAAAGCATCAGCCTTAGCTTGCCAACCTGCGATAGCTGCTTCTACAAGAGCTTTAGGGTAGCCTTTTTCTTCCAACAGCTTATAACTGTCTGAAGACAACTCACCCTTCTCATTGTATTCAGCTTCTAAGGCAGCATAGTCGATGCCCTTACCTTCAAGCTCAGCCTTGGCAGATTCAATCTCACCTTTAGCTTTTTGGTACTCTTCCTGCTCCTCAGCAGGTTTGTCTTCTTCTTTGGTGTCTTTTTCATCAGTGGTGGTTTCTTCCTCACCTTTGCCACCTTCATCAATTTTAGTTGTGTCAATTTCTTCACCATTGGAAACGATAGTAGTATCAGTAATATCTACCTGTGTTTCCTTGGGTTCTTCATTGACCTGTGTGTTTTGATTTTCAATATCAGCCATTATCTTCACTACCTCCCTGTGTCTGCTGATTCATAGCATCCATAGCACCTTTGGTTGCATTAGGTATAGCAGCCTGTGCCATTGCCATCATTTGTGCTTGTTGTTGTTCCTGCTGAATCTGTTCCGCAGACTTAATCAGACCTGTGGTATCAAGATTACAGCTATTTGCCCAAGCACGAGCAACGCCTTCCCAATTCACAACAGATGCTGCATCAGGAATCTGAGCAATGCCTTGGATAAAGACAGTAAGCTTCTGTTGGTCATGTCCTCGTCCGATAGCTTCCATGCCTGTAGTCACGGCAAGAGACACAATATCTTTAGGGACATCAGCAATTTCACCTTTTTTGGAAAGGATGTTCAAAAGTGTGTTAGCTAAGGGGAGCTGCAATTCTTGTGACAGAATAGAGTAGATACCACCAAGGGTATCCTCCAGCTCATTAGCCACATAGCGGATTTCCTCAGCCGTCACACGTTCGCCACTACGTTGGACAGCAGAGTTTAGCATGAAGGCATAAGACAGCCTGCTTTCAATAGCATCAGCGGTCATCTTGGCAATCTGCATATCTTGTGTCTTGTCCAGCGACAGGCAAGTAACATCTTCCTTGTTACCTGTTACAAAGCCACCATTTTTTGTCTTCATAATCTTGCTAGGCTGTGTCACACCATTAGGGCGCACAAGGTAGATTACAGAAGCAGCAATAGCAGACATCTCTGCAATGGCTTTAGAGAGACCTTCAAGGGTCTTTAAGTCACCAATATATTCCTCAACATATGAGCGACTATAATGTTCACCATCCATCTTAAAGAGACGGACAGGAATCCAAGGACAAACATCAGCAGGGAAAGACTGCTCATAGCCAGCAATCTGTTTACCCTCAATCTCTTGGTAACTATAATATCTGTTGTCTTTGGATGAATAGGTGATATGTGTATAGACCTCAACCAATTCATCACCACGTTTGGTAGACAAATCAATATCTAGTTGTCCTAAGACTTCATAGGGCAGGGTATTGATAGCAAGTTTGTCACAGGTAATCATCTGAATAGGGTGTCCCACAAAGTCTCTTTGTACCACATAACTATTCAGCTTATACACTTTAATGCCACCCTCTTTAGGAGGGAAAAACAGTAAAGCATTGCCAGCTATAATAAGCTGTTTCAAACACACCTCCATGGAGACACGCATCTGCGAAGATTCAAAGTATTTCTGAGCCGTTTGTTCTCTCTGTACTAATGCTTGCTCTATCTCTTGTTTGTCTTCGGGTTTGCTCTCATAGTATTTCAGAACATCATCTCGGATGTCTTGTCTGAAAAAAGGTGTGTTTGGGGGAAACAGAGCTAATACCAGCTTTGATGTGAGGTTATTGACACCTCTTGCACCTACCGCTTGATAGGGCGTAGGGTATTTAGTAGTACCATTAGCTTCTTTTTTAGGGAATAAAAAAGGGATTGTATATTTTGCACAATCCTCAGCTCTGTCAATATAAACCTCACGCTCAATAGCCAATCGCTCATATAAAGCTTTTGCTGTCTCTGCCATTAAAGATTCACCCCTGTACCACTACCAATCTGAGTGATGGTAAGCTTCTTTTTACCCTTGGTCTTAGCATTTGGATTTTCCTTTTTGGTATCCTCAGCAACATTATCAATCTTCAAGGGTGCTGCAACAGGGGCAGCAGCAGGAGCAGCTTGTTCTACTTTTGGTTTTCTACTGCACATCTTTCCTCCTTCCTACAACTGAGTGGGATTATATACGCCATTGCGAGCAATCGTCAGTTGTTGTCTACCTTTCTTCTTGTTAAAGGTATCAGTAGTACCGCCATACTCAGGACTATCAGGGTCTTTTGCATTGGTTTCCGGTACTAAGGAGGATGCAGATACATCAGTATTTACGCTGGGTGTCTTAATCTTCCAGCACATCTTATCACTCCTCGTCATTCAAATTAGCCATAGCCTTGATATGCCCCAGCACATCCATAACGCCCCTAATATATCCAATTAACTCGTCATTGTTTTTGGCATTGTGTGTCATAAGGCTACCAAGACTGTAGGCTTTCTCTAAATGTTCATAAATTACAGGGTTTACATATGGTAGTTTTTCTCCATCATCCCCTTTATTAGATACAATATTAATATTCATTGTCGCTTATATGCCCCTTTACTTTATTGTCTCTTTTGTGACCCTTTGGGTGTCCAAAGGATAGGCTTAAAGTCTTTATCGACATCCTCATATCTGAGAATACGAGCAACCCTTGCCTGTGTCAGTGCTTCTTCCTCAGACAAACCTGCTTTCTCATAGGCAGCCACCACGGCATCCCATGAGCAGTCCTTGTCTAGGATTCTCTTTGCACCAACCTCGCCAATCTTAGGACAACCTTTGTAGTTATCGGTAACATCACCGACAAGGGTCTGATATAAGAACTGATAATCAGCTTCTGCTTGTGTTGTCTTATGGAATGTATCCTGAATAAAGTTGTAAAAAGGGCAGGGGATAGACCGCATATCCTTGTCACCGCTAATAATGACAGCAGATGTATCAGGCAGTGTACCATAGATACCTAAGAGGTCATCAGCTTCAAGACTTGGGATAGACAACACATTATAGTTTTTCTTCACCCACTCAACAGCAGAATGGTAGGCAAGAGGTTTTCTCTTAGCCACACGATTGAGCTTATAAGGGGGATAGATTTTAGAGCGAAAGTAGGGGTAGCTAGAGAAGCACATGGTAATAGTATAAGCTCCCTCGTGCTCCATGTGACGCAGGACTTTATCGGTGATACTGACAACCATTGTGTCAATAGCATCCTTAACCTCTGCTAAGTCAGAGTGTAGTGTCCACAGGTCACCATACCAATTAATTTTCTGCTCTGCTGCTGCACAGGTGCGAAAGACAATCATGTCAGCATCAAAGTACAGGCGTAAAACTTTAGAAGCCAAGATTAAATACCTCCATCAGCAGGTGAAGCATAGCAAGTACACCACCCACAAAAAGACTGTAGAAAAGGATAAATAAGATAAGAATGATAAGAGCATACATAAAGCATTTTCCCAGCTGCATTATCATTTAAAATCACAACTCCTTTCTGTGCAGTGCTTACAGTTCATAAAGTTTTTATCAAAGATTTCAGGGGCAGCATCAGCCAAGCATTTTTGAATAGCCATAGCCAACTCTCTATGCTCCGGCATGGCTCTCTTGCATAAACGCTTAGGCAGATATTCATACCATGCTCTAAAGTTACCTGTCACTACCAAGGATGTCTCAACACCTTGGGGCAGGAAGTAGGCAGCATCCTGTTCCGCAAGACCATCAGCAATACATTCTTTGTAAGCATGAAGCATAGGGTGCTTATCAATCATAGAATCAACAACTTCTTTAGGTACACCATGCTTTTTAGCAAAATCATACATACCATCAGGGATAATACAAGTATCAAAGATACTACCTCTAGCAGACTTACAGGTGAAGCTGAGGTGGCGGTGTCTTGTGAGTTGACCTAAGACACGCACAGAACAGGTCACCAAAAAGGAAGCATAGCAGTGCTCCAAGACACTAAGATGTCCACTCTCAATAATTTTCTTGATGGACTTTTCAGTAACATCTTTACCATAAGGTTGACTACAGGCAGTCTTCAGTACCTCCATGTAGTTAGGGGTTATAGAAAGAAGCTTAGCACTTATCATCAAAACAGGTCACCCCCTGCTACAAGTCCTTTTGCTTTGGTCTCTAAAGTGTGTGGAGAAGCAACAGTCATAAAGCCACCTTGCTTACACTTAACTTCCACACGGATGCGAGTTACTATGCCTTCAAAATAAATAGGCTCTCCTAAGGAGTTCTGACGTTTGATATAGACCTTCTGACCAATCTTTGGTACAAAAGGCTGCTTTTGTTTCGACATAAGGCTTTACCTCCACAATTTTTGTTTGTCTTCCGAACCTAAAGGCTTCTGCTTTAGTGTTCATAAAAATATCAATTTTTGTCTTACCATAATCACCGCCAAACCTGTCCTGAACGATGTAGCTGTGACCATCAATAACCACCTCAGTTCCTAGAGGTAGTCCATCACAGGCTACTGTTTGCCCCATGATTGCAGGGTGTCCGCTTGCTGTAATGCCATCGGTCTTGCCACATTCGTCAAAGGCAGGAGTATAGGCGGTACAGATTACTAAGAGTAGAGTAGGGATGTTAAACATTCTTACACCTCCTAGTGACAATCAAACCAATTCCTACCAATCTTTCCCTCGGTATCTAATTGGCATCTGATTCCATAATATTCTTGTGTTTGTCTCATAGATTCTTGGGCAATTCTCACAGCTTCTTCAGCTATAGCTTCAGTTCTGCAAGCTACCTGTCCCTCATCATGCACCCATGCCATGAATTGAAAATCTTTTCCATGGTCATAGCCAGCTTTAATCATATTTTCTTCCCATAGGCATATCCATTTTTTACATATCAATGCACCACAGGACTGTAAAAGTAAATTGAGAGCTGAATGTAGACTTCTCACATGGAGATGTCTGCCATCCAACCCTCTTAAATATTTTCGTTTCCATTCTTTAATTTTTCCGTGGTACTCAACCACGAGTGTATTCTTGACAGCTTCACGCAGCATCTTGATAGCAGGGGTAGCCTTCAGGAATTTATTCTTTACCTGTTTGCCCACCTTTTCATCACCGCCAAGCTGTTTACCGATAGCTTTATCACCAGCACCATACAGGAAGGCATAGATGAATGTCTTAGCTGCGTTTCTCGTGGGTAACCCAGCAGCCTGTTGATTCAATGTATGAATATCCCCATTCAAGATAACATGGGCATAAGCACCTTTATCATAGGGATAAAGATAGTGTGCTAGACACCTAAGCTCCAAGCCACAGGCATCTACACCTACCTCATACCAACCTTCAGGTGCTCTAAACAGCTCCCTGCACTCTTGTCCATAGGGACTACCTACGTGGGGGACTTGGGCAACATTAGGGTTCGCATGGGTAGCACGTCCTGTTACTGTACCGCAAGGATTCACACTGCCATGGATTCTACCATCAGCCTTTACATGCTTCAGCCACGCTTGATTACCTGTAGCAAGCTGACCTAACCGCTTAGCTACCATAAGGTATTCCTCAAAGACAGTAGCTAAGTCTCTTAGTTCCTGTGGGGCATTTTCGTCATCCTTAATAAACTTAAAGGTATCACCATCAATCTTCAGGCGTTCATCCTCATAGCAGTCTTCATTTTCCGGCAAGTAGTTGAATTGATGTTCCAACACCCACGCCACTTGCTGTCTGCTGCTAGGATTGAAGTCCTTATATCTTTGAATAGGCACACCTGCCTTATAACCTAAGCGTTTGTTGTCTCTTTTAGGCACGAAGACCTTATCGGGTATCTGTGGCACAACGGACACAAGCTGAGAAGACAACACAGCATAGCGTAACTCTAAGGTTTCCCTCAGCTTCTCTGCCTTTTCTAAATCAAAGACAAAACCATTCCGCTCCTGCTTAGACATCAGCCATTGTGCTTGATGCTCCAGCTCTATAGCCTTAGCAGGTGCTCCAATCTTCATAAGGTATGTATAGAGCTTCTTGGTGACAGTGACATCCTGCACACAATAGGAAAGCATTTCTTCACTGAAAGAATCCCATGCATCCTCTTGCTCACCATACGTACCTTTAAGTTCCCCAAGGCGATAACCCCATGCCTTTAGTGATTGTCTACCAATCAATTTAGCAGGGAGTGTACCATTACGTACCCTAGCATGGTCAGTATCTTCTATGTTGCCACAGATAAGGCGTGACAGTACAAGGGTATCTAAAACTTTGGGTCTCCATTCTCGCTTTATGCGGAACTCGGGATAGAGTTTAGCCAGCACAGCACAGTCATAGTTGATGATGTTGTGTCCACAGATGCTCTCTCCATCCCTCAGAGCAGCGATTAATCGCATAGCTCCCTTTTTAAAATCATCAGGTCTGTAAGCTGAGATGTTGTTCTGTTCATCGATGATTACTAGACAATGCCCCTTAGTGACATTGTCCAGCAGACCATCAGTTTCAATATCAAAATAGAGCATAGCTTACAGCTCCACAGCATCTTGCGACAGGAAGTATTCCATACGCTCACGCTCATTTTCAAGAGCATTGATTGTCTTCTCATGCTTCTGCAAGTATGCCATCTTAGCTTTGTTGGCATTATGAATCATACTATTGCAGTTCTTGATGCGAGCCTTAGCAGCTTCAACCTGCTTACGAGACAACCAAGACAGCAGGGAAGTACACCAATCAATAAGCTTTTCTAAGATTTCAAACATCTAAAAATCTCCTTTCTCTGTTTCATCAATATCAAAAGGACACACAGGTGCTTCATACTCTGATAAGTCCTTCACCGCATTTAAGATATTATGTTCCTTGTCATATGCAAGGTATCCGGCGATACCTGTATCACCACTATATCTGTTCTTAAGAACCCTTACACGTACAAGGTTCTTCTTCACCCCTTCATCCTGTTGGTTTCTTTCAAGACCCCACACAGCATCAGAGAGCTGTGAGATAGCTTGTGAACCACGCAGGTGGGAGAGGGAAAGTGCACCACCTTCTTCAGCAGGAGTGCCGTCAGTTCTGCGCAGGTGAGAGACAACCAACATGCCTACACCTGTCTCCTCTACAAGCGAACGTAGTTTCGTCATAAGTACATCGGTAGCCTTACGCTCGTTTTCGATGTCAAGACCGCTGATAGCAATGGAGATGTGGTCTAAGACAACAAAGTCCACCTGCTCACCTGTTACCATGTAACGGATGGTCTGAAGTAGGTCTTCACATTCAATAGAGCCGAAGTGGTTATAGAAGACAAAATTATCCATGATGTCTTCAAAGGCTTTCTTGTAATCACTGTCAATAATAGGTCTATGGGCAGGTTTGCCCAACTTAAGACACACTAGACCATTGGCGGTGTGCTTAACATTTTCTTCCAGCATCAGCATACCTACTTTACAATAGCACTCCGTACCAAGATGATAGGCTAGTTGTCTAACGAACGTAGTTTTGCCTATACCTGTACCTGCTGTGATAACAACAAGCTCACCTTTTCGCAACCCATCAGTCATGTTTTGCAGTGGGATGTCCCAAGGTAAGGGGTAGTTCAGTGATTCTTCATGCTTAGACAAAACCTCCCACAGTTCATCACCTTTGATGATGTCAGCAGGGGTGTATGTCTTTGCTTCCCAAACAGCTTTTACAACAGCATCACTCTTGCCCTCTTGCAAGCACTCATTAGGGTCTTTGCATGGTAGCCATGCTATCTTAAGTTTGTTAGGGGACAGGATACCGCTGACAGCCTTTACAGCTTTACGTCCGGCATCATCCATATCAAACATGACAATGACTTCCTCGAAGCTCTCTAACCAATTAAAGTTAGCTCTGAAGACCTTAGCAGCACTAGCAGCACCTGTAGGGATACTCACAACAGGATATTTGTTACCCTGTACCTGCGAGACTGTAAGACAATCAATCTCACCCTCGGTTATCACCAGCTTCTTGCCACCCCCTTGGAACAGATGCTGCCCAAAGAATCGTTCACTAAAAGCCCCTCTAGCTTCAAATGTCTTATCAGCATATCTGATTTTCTGACCGAGCAGTTTATTGTCATCATCATAGTAACAAGCCACCTGCACAGGCTGACCATGTACCTTAGAGGTAAAGTAGCCATATTTAGCACAGGTGTTTTTTGTCAGTTTCCGCTTAGGCAAGGGGGAGACCACCATGTCCTGTAGGTCTATCAGACCTTGTTTCTTTAATCCACTTGACAATTTTTTCTCCTCCTTGCTGCTGCGAAAATAGGTGTTGCATGAGAAACAATAACTGTGCCCATCTTCATAGATGGTTAAGGCATCGTGGCTGCCACAAGCAGGGCAGGGTTGATGTGTCTCCATAATTACACCTCGTCAGTAATAAATTTTAAAGGTACATTATAATGTGCCTTTAGCTCATTCAGCACATACTGCTGAGCATCGGATATTTTCTTGCGTCCTAGCGTATCAGTTAAGACATACACAGAAGTCTCACATTCAGGCAGGTTATATCCGGCAACCGCCTTTATTTCTCTGTCGGTCTCAAAAAGACCATTATTGAAGACAATAAAGTGAAAGCCTGTGTCAACTTCACCTTGTCTGTAAGCTTCCCTAAACAGCTCACGTTTGCGCTTACCCTTTAGGTTTCTTAAGACAACACATATCTGTGTGGTCTTAGTGCGCTCTTTGAATTTAAAGAGTGACAATACGCTCACCTTTTCCACGCAGAACAAGACCATTGGTGTCCTTCATAGTTTCCTTAAACCACCGAGAGGGAATCTCTCTGCTGGCGTATTGGAAACCATGCTTCTCACACCATTCAGCCACAGTAGTCTTAGCTCCTGTACCGATTCTTGTCTTAGCGTTGGAGAATACAAAGCGTATGTCTAAATTTGGATATTGTTGTCTGATAAGCAGATGCTTCTTGCGGTCAGCAGCTTCAAAGATACCCTTGGCTTCTATGATGATGCCATTAGGCAGAATAAAATCAGGGGTATAATGATGCTTTGTGGCAGGAATCTCGTAGGCGATAGCGTATTTTTCGTACACCTTAGGTACACCTGCATTTTCAAGCTGCTGCGCTAAGCGGTCTTCTAAACCGCTACGATATGGTTTGTTGAGAGTGGAAAAGCCACCTCTGCGGTTAAATTTAATAGCCATAGGCTTTAAAAGTCTGCACCCTCATCAGCAAAGGGTACTTTATCCTCATCAAATTCTTCTTCTACATCAAAGCCACAATCATCCGCAGATACTGCACCAGCAGCAGGAGCGACATAGTTCAGTACCTGAACAGCCTTAAGCAGTAATTGAATACCATAGACAGTAGCAGAAGCATAGAAGGGGCGCAGAAGCATACACAGACGGATGGTAGAGCCATTACCTACTTCCATCTCTTCATCCATAGGTTTACCCTTCTTATCAAAGACAGCCATAGTCTTTTCGATAACCTCACCAGCTTTTGTCTTGATAACAGCATTGGTCTTCGCCTTAAAGACAATATCACCATCTTTGTCTTCATGGAAACCAAGGGCAGGGGCAGAGTTGCGCCCATAGCGTTTGCCATCAAAATCGGGAGACTTCTTAGCCATCTCCCATTCATTTTCGATACGTTGAATCAGCTTATCAGTGTCTTCTTTAGACAATTTGATACCGCAGACATACTTTCCGGTATCCTCGCCATCAAAGACTTCAGTGCTGCGGAGCTTAGGGTACACCGCCTCACCAGCAGGGGTTGTGATTTGTGCAAAATCATTTTTTGCCATGTTTGTTATTCTCCTTTATTATTCAATAATTTCAAAATTCTTTAAAGCTTTGTCAAGTGCTGCTTTTGAGAGCACAGGTTTAGCGTCATTTTTGTGTGCAAGGCGTGCAAGGGCAATTTGAGCACCTGTAAAGATAGAAAAGACATCATCATGGGAACATACCGCACACTCGGTTTCCACAGTGCGTTTACCTACAATGACCTCTGCGAGAGTTTTATTACCCTTGGTGTAAATGATAATTTTAGTGTCTTTACAAGATGAGAGATAAGCAGGAACAAGTTTCTCAGAAGGAATAG